TTACTATTAACGGCGTTACTATGCTGCACCCTAACGTGTACTGGCAGGTACAACTTGGCGCTACAGTGTTCGCTATAGAGACTATACCTAGCCTCTATAACGTGGGTGGGGTTGACTACAACGCTAACGCACCTACAAGTGCGTACTTAACAAACTTGACTGCCAATGCCCATACGTTTGTGCCAGATGTATTTAGTGGGTTAAGACTAGAGCCTTTTGACCCTACGTCGGGTGTTTACGCTTGGGGGGCTACACACGAAAAACTTAGCGTTGCTTCAGACAGCGCAGATAACTTAATGGGCGAGACAGCGGGTGCTGTGAAAGTATTAACTTGGGAAGGGGTTAGTTAGATTATGTATGTATTGACAGAAGTAACACCACAAGCTATCGACACTGCGCTAATATCGTCGTTGTATACTGCTAATAAAGACGTACAAGACGTGTACGCAGGCTATACCTATGAAACTGACGATGTGCGACTAAGCGAGATAGTTTGGAAGTTCACTAACGCCGACGAAGTATCTAAAAAAGTAATGTCCTTGACCACTGATAGCGATGACACAGTGTTAGGGTTATTTGAAGGTGCCCCACACAATGGTACGTTCCACGCTACATTTATACTTACTGGGGTATCTATCCTAGATTTAGCAGACGCTATTCATACGTACCTAACTAATTTAGGTATGGGGGAGTGGAAAGTACTCTTACGTCCGGGAACTGACCACTACGCACAAATAAAAGCCGGTTTGGGTAGGTCTGACCTATTCGCCGTGTCCACAGAAGATACGTGGGTTGATAATTCTGAACTTAATAGAGGCAATTTTAGCTTCATAACTTTAAACATATTGTAGAGGTAGTAATGGCAACGCAGAAGGAAATGCTAGTAGAAACAATCGCGGGTATTGAGCGGCATGAGTCGGAGTGCAACATTAAGTACTCTCATATTAAAGAACAGCTTAGCGATGGCTCTAAGAAGTTTATCCGCCTAGAAAACATTATTTGGGGGCTGTATGTGCTCATTATCTCTGGTGGCGTTGCTATTATTGGCCAACTCATCTAGCTATGGAACTTAGTGAGAATACAGGTATAACAATACCAATCAGAAACCTAGTGGCTATGATTGCTTTTACTTGTATATCGACTATGGCTTACTTTGGTATTCAAGAGCGGCTAAACCTCTTGGAACATGCTTTAGACAAAACTCAAATGGACATAGATCAGAACAGCGAGTTTAGGGTAAAATGGCCTAGAGGCGAGTTAGGAGCACTTCCTGCCGATGCTAGGCAAGACATGCTTTTAGTGTACGTTAGTGATCAGCAGCAAAAACACAATAGCGCTACTGAAAAACTTAAAGATTCGCTTACTGACTTAAAACTACGTATAGCGGCTTTAGAGGCTGGTATAGAACTAAAAAGAGACTAGAAAAGGTAAAATGGCAATGCTAACCAAACTATTAAACGACTTGAAAGCACTATTAGGGGGCTTCAAAGTCAAGATACAAGCAAAATCGAAAGCGGCGCTAGCGTTAATAAAAGCCGAATTAGCAATCTTTAAAGCCCGATTGAAAGGCTTGAAGGGCAAATTGCGCGCCTTAGTTCGAGACTAAGTAACTTAAACAGTACTCCACTGAGATAACGGCTATGCGCAAACGTACTTCAGGGCTAACCAAGCAGCAGAAAACAACGTTAGAAAAGCATAAAGAACACCATACAGCTAAGCATATGGCTTTTATGCGTAAAGAAATGAAGAACGGTAAGAGTTTTTCAGCTTCACATAAATCAGCTATGCAAAAAGTAGGTAAGTAAAATGAATTTTAAAGCTATTAAAGGCTTAATTGGGGCGGTTGCTCCTACACTTGGTGCGGCACTAGCTGGCCCTCTTGGGGGCACCGCTGCACAAGCAATTGCATCCGTACTAGGTTGTAAGTCAGACGCTAAGTCTATAGATACAGCAATGCAATCTGCCACACCTGAGCAGCTTGTCGAGATTAAAAAGGCCGAGTTAGACTTCGAGAAGAAGATGGCGGAGCTAGAAGTCGATGTATTTGCTTTGGAGGCTCAAGATGTCAAAGATGCGAGACAAGCACACAAAGGTGATTGGACGCCAAGAATCGTTGCTCTCGTCGCTCTGGTGGGCTTCGTGGGGTATATTTTTCTTGTTACTATCCAGCCACCTGATGCTAATAGCGACACTATAGTAAGCCTAATCCTAGGCTATATGGGCGGTGTAGTATCTGCCATAACTTCTTTTTACTTCGGTGCGAGTTATAAATCAGATGAGTAAGTTTAAATACTTTAAAATAGAAGAATTTGATTGCCAAGAGACTGGCGAGAATGACATGCAGGATGAATTTATCCATGCGTTAGACGCGCTACGTGAGGCGGCGGGGTTTGCCTTTACAATTACTTCTGGCTACAGAAGCCCTAAGCATTCCATCGAAGCTAAGAAAGCAGAGCCGGGGATGCACAGCAAAGGCATTGCCGCAGACATACGAGTTAGTAGCGGCGCGCAGAGATTCTTGCTAGCAAAACTAGCATTCGAGCTAGGTTTTAGTGGTATTGGTATTGCTAAGACTTTTGTTCACGTAGACACACGTAGTACTGTACCTGTGCTGTGGACTTATTAAGAGGTAACAATGCCATTAAGCAAGTTAGAACTAAAACCCGGTGTAAACAAAGAAGGTACTCGATACAGTACTGAGGGTGGATGGCACGACTCCGACAAAGTACGGTTCCGTAAAGGCTTGCCGGAAAAGATCGGTGGATGGCAACAAATATCTAATAAGGTGTTTAATGGTGTTTCCCGCTCTATCCATAGCTGGCGTACTCTAGCTAGTAACTTACTTGTAGGGGTAGGCACAAACACGAAGTTCTACGTAGAAGAATCAGGTGAGTACAACGATGTTACCCCTGTCCGTAAGGCCACAATTACCTTAGCTGATGACCCCATTGTCACTACTGCAAGTTCTACTACTGTACGTGTAATAGACACCACTGGCGGGTACCAAAATGGCGATTTTGTAACACTTGGCGGTACAGCGGAAACAACAAACGGGGTAACTACTACCCTACTAAGTAATGAATTTCAAATAACGGTTAACGATGGCAACGAAGCCTCGGCAAACGTCGCAGCAACCACTTCGAGCAGTCAGGAAGTCACCCTAGACGGCAATACTGGCACTATCGCTATTGGTATGACAGTGACGGGCACTGGAGTAGGCACGGGAGTATACGTTTTAGATGTTACTACCGGCGATTTAGACCAAAACAAAATAAAGTTAAGCGCCGCTAAATCCTTAGATGAAGACGTTGCGCTGTCGTTTGACTACTCCGAGTCTTACACCATAACTATAGCTAGCGCCTCTGGTGGCTCCCCTGCGGTTTTTCCTGCGGGCGGGAACGCTATTACAGCTACGTACAAGATAAACTCAGGTGATGAGTTAAGTACGGCGCTAGCTGGTTGGGGTGGCGGTGAGTTCGGTAACGGCGTGTATGGTACTGGACTGACTACTGAGTCTACCATGCGGTTATGGAGTCAAGCTAACTTCGGCGAAGACCTTATTATGGCGTATCGTGGTGGCCCGTTGTACTACTGGAGGGGGAGTAACGCAGTAACTACTTTGGCGGTGCCCCTAGACGATAAAGACGCAGTAACAGCTAATAAACACAACGATAGCGGTGGCTCTACCACAGCTCTAGTAATAAATGATAACGTCGGCACAATACGTGTCGGTATGATTGTGGGGGGTACAGGAGCCGCAGGTGTTGTTCGTGTAGTCACTATAACCGACCAACAAAATCTCGTACTTGATACGGCTGTAAACGTGTCTAATGATGCTCCCCTTACTTTTAAATACGATGTCCCCGCCGTAGCAAACAAGGTACTGGTATCAGATATTAGCCGATTCGTGTTTTGTTTTGGTACGACCGCGTACCTAGATGACACGTATACCTTAGACCCCCTACTAGTTCGATGGTCTGACCAAGAAGACGCAACTGATTGGATACCTACTACCACTAATGTAGCGGGTAGCCTACGTTTATCAAGGGGTGGCGAGATTATAGCTGCCGCGCAAGCCCGCCAAGAGCTACTTGTTTGGACAGATGCTGCGTTATACGCACTGCAATTACTCGGTTTAGAGGGTTGGGGTGCGCAAATAGTAGGTGAAAACGTGTCTATATCTAGCCCTAATGCCGTATCTTACGCTAATGGTATGGCTTTTTGGATGGGTAAAGACAAGTTTTACAGTTACGATGGCAACACAAAACCCCTGCCTTGTACACTACATAGGCATGTATTTGATGATTTTAATGCTACGCAAGCCCTACAAGTTGTATCAGGTACCAACGAGGAATTTAACGAGGCATGGTGGTTCTACCCTAGTCTTAATTCCTTAACTAACGACCGGTATGTGGTGTACAACTACTTAGAAAACATATGGTACCACGGCACTATGGCGCGCACTGCGTGGGAGAACTCGGGTATTCGTAGCTACCCATTAGCCGCTACATACACTAAAAACCTTGTAAACCATGAATTTGGAGTAGATGATAACGAAACTACCACTACAACGGCTATAACTGCCTCTATTACGTCTTCTGAGTTCGACCTACAAGATGGGCACCAATTCGCCTTTGTATGGCGTATGTTGCCAGATATTACGTTCCAAGGGTCTACACAAGGCTCTCCTAGCGTAGATATTACTTTAAACCCGTTAGACAGCTCTGGCTCTGGGTATAACACCCCAACGTCAGAAGGTGGCAGTAACACAGGCACAATAGTGCAGGGGGCTACGGTTACTGTAGAACCTTACACCACACACATAAACACGCGCTTACGTGGCAGACAAATGTCTATGAAAGTAGAGTCTACTAACCTTGGCGTTAAGTGGCAGTTAGGGTACCCCCGCATTGATATGCGCCCAGATGGAAGACGCTAATGGCTAACAACGTCAAGTTTAAAGCCCCGGCTCTGCCGATACCGCCTGCACAGTACAATCAGAGCCTGTATCAACGCACGTTTAGCATACTACGCTTGTACTTTAATCAGCTAGATGAGCACCTGCGCCAAGACCTAGGCGACACTACTATCAATGGTGATCTCACTGTTACAGGTGGGGTTACTGCTGGCGCTACTACAATTAATGGTGAGCTTGCCGTTAACGCTAATACATTAAAACTTACAAGCACAACCCCAAATAGCACTACTGAAAACCCAAGTATAGAACTATTTCGAGACGGTGGTACTGCGGCAAGCGGTTCTGAGATAGGGGCAGTAAAGTTCTTTGGTACGAATAATGCTAGTGAGAAATTTGAATACGCGGGAATTTACGCCGAAACAGAGTACCCCGTTGATGGTAATGAACAAGGCTGTATGAAATTTAAGTTAGGTCATGGTGGTGGTCAAGAAGACCCAGCGATGAGCCTATTCTCTTACGGTCTTGTTATGGGTTATGGCAATCCTATTCTAATGTCATACAGTAATGGGTATATGCAGTTTTACAGCCCCAATGCCGCTCAAAAATCATTTAAGTTAAACGCCACTCCGAATGCTACCGTAGCTAATGGTGCTTACGATATATATCTTCCAGATGTTACAAGCGGCACTTTAGCGGTTACAAATTCTGCCGTAGCATTTACCGCTGGCGCTATTACTGGTACTACGTTGACAGGCACACTACAAACAGCCGCCCAGACTAACATTACGTCTGTAGGCGCGTTAGATGGTGGCTCTATTACTAGTGGTTTTGGAACTATTAATAACGGTGGTAGTAGCATAGTTAACACGGGGACATTTACCCTAGGGGCTACTAGCCCATACGCTCCCTATGGCATTATTAACGGCGGCCTTACCCTAAATCTTGGGACGGGTAAGACTTTTGATATGGTAAGTACCAATACAGGAGCCGATGACCACCCAGTACTTAACTCTTACAGAGACTCGTCTAGCCCTGCGGATGCTGATACTTTAGGTACTATTCGGTACCAAGGTAACAACGATGCCGACCAAAAGGTAACCTACGCCGAAGTTGAAGCGCAAGCCGACGATGTTACTGATGGTACAGAGGACGGCGCGTACAAAATATCCAGAATGGTGGCGGGCACTTCTACACTTGGCTTCGAGCTAAACGCTAGTGGTGTAGATATTAGCACTCCATTGACAGTAAATACTGGCCCTGTAACGATAAATAGTAACGATACAAACGCTGACTTAGTAATATCCAATAATGAAGCGAGTAGTGCCGACGCTAGCCCTATTATCAAGTTAAACCGGTCACATGGTGCTAGTGGCGGTAATGATGGGGATGATATAGGAAAAATACAGTTCTTCGGCGCTAATGACCGTGGTTTGTCTAGTGGTGGCCCTGAGCAAATCTTGTATGCCAGTTTGTTTACAGAAATAATTGACTCCGGTGACGGCTCTGAAGACGGCGGTTTAAAGTACAGTAGGGTTACAGGTGGCTCACAGCAAACAGGCGATCTAGTGACACAGCCACTTAACGGCGGGGTTCAGTTCCCAGCGCAGAGTGCTGCTCCTAGCTCTCCAGCAAATGGGCAGGTATACTACGACACCGACGACCATAAGCTAAAACTATACGCTAATGGCGCATGGGTTGACCTTAACTAGGAGCGCAGTATGCAGCAGGTAACTAAACAACAAATTGACGGGTTGGTTACGCATAAATTTGAGGGGGTTGAAGCACCGCTTATAGACAGCAAACAACAACAACTAAACCCAATTGAAATTATAACGACTGCCGTTTCTAGTCTTAAAACTATTGACCAGATTCACAACATGTCTGCGGCGGTTATACCCGGCACTGATTTAGTCCAAGTTAATAACTCAGCGTTCGCTACAACTAGAGGTAAGAAAGACAGCTTTAGCCAGTTTTTTACCTTATTCTATAACGCTGACGTATTACCCAACATAAAAACAAACCTTGTAGACTTTTTAAGTCATTTACAAAGAAACAAAGCGACTTTTGGGGTTATAAAATACGACAACGATATGTACACAGAGTCTTTTTTAGCTATGTACGAGGAATTAAAAGACAAAGATGTTAAAGTTACTTTAGGTAAAAGTAATAAAAACCCTGATGACTACCTAGCGTTTATAAGTATGGGCAAAAAAAGAATTAAGCAGAAAGGAAAGGCTGAATGAGTTGGTTAAGTGATAGATGGCACGACGTTTGGGATCCCCTTTCTGATGCTTTAGCCAGTTTCGACGACTACGCTTTTAACGGTGGCTTTGAAGATGACTTACGTAGGCTAGGTAGAAAGTTTGACGAATACATAATCGAGCCAATATACGATTGGCAGAAAGGTTTTGTAAACGGTTTCCTAGATAACCCAATCAAAGCTCTAGTGCAAATAGTTTTGATGGCGACAGGTATGGGTTGGGTCATACCCATGATGAATACCGCGCAAACTGTAATGCTAAAGGCTTTGGATTTTCCCGGGTACGAAGACGTATCATGGGGAGACATCGCAAAAGGAGCAGCCAAACAATACGCCACTGGAAAACTACTAGGCGGATTCGGTGAAAAGTTCCAAGGATACGCGGATTTAATTCCCGATAGTAATTTTTTCCTCCAAGATGTACTCCTAGATGGCCTAGTTGACGGTTTTTCCGCCTCTAGCACGGCGTTAGTATTGGGAGATAGCTTTTCCGACGCGTTTCTTGACCCATTTTTAGAAGCCTCTATCCCACAGTTAGTAGGGATGGGTATGGGTAAAGTTGACGAATTGGTCGATGGCCTAAATTTTGAAACTATAGAAGGAGAATTTAAAAGGTTACCCACCATAATACAGGACACTATTGCGGGGGGCATAAACGCCAAACTACAAGGGCAAGATGTAACTGAAGACATATTTTATGAGGCCGTTACCAACGCGATTATTACTTCTAAGGCTGTATCTGGCGTACTAGAAACCATATCCCCCAATAGCCTAGATTTTCTATCATCCGATAGCGCAGTAAGCAACCAGTATCTGGCGTTTTTAACGGGCGGCGTACAGAATGCCGTGTCCTCTGCGTTATCTGGGGGTACTGGAGAGCAAGCTGCCGCGCATATTTTAGGTGCTATAGAAGCTGGGGGCGCTGCCCAACTGTCAGATTTTTTCGACGAAAGTGCGCTAGGAGAAATGGCCAACAAAGGGGTTGACTGGGTAGTAAATGCAGTAGACAGCGGAATTAGGTTTGCCGGAGATACTTTTGCGGTAGGCGTTAAAATGATACAGGGTAGTTGGCAAGCGCATAGAGATGCTATAGATGCTTTGGAAGCTATGGCAACCCCGGAATTTTTAGCCGCTTTAGAGGAGGCTAATGATAAGCAAGATGAGCTACTATCGTTACACGGAGGCGCAAATGAGGCTATAGCGGGCCAACAAGATTTAATGGAGGGCATTTTCGAGCTGCAAGAAGGCGGCGAGTTTATCATGTTCGCCACTAGCGCGGAAAGGGATGATTATACGATGCCGTGGATAAGTGCTCCTAGGGTATATAGGAGGTCTTATTACACTCAGGAGGAGTATGACGCTTACGTACAAGCGAATGGCACAGCCCCAGAAGCTAGAGTAGGGCAAGAAGTATACAGGCAAGTTGTGAAAACGCGTCGTGGCGACTCAGGCATGGCGCTTAGCGACGAGGATTACGCACAATGGGAAACCGACAACGCTGAATGGATCGCAGAGAAGTCTGATCAAATTAGCGGTAGTCTCAATGGCTACGAATACAGCGACTCGTTTATGACTTATTTAATTCATAGTTATTCCCGAGAAGACCCCAATGTTGAGGGCGTCCATGAAATTAGCGGGCTAAGTGACGTCGTGCTTGTAAACCCCCCGTCTGGTACCGTAGCGGGTCGGGGGGATAACTATTGGAACGCCGAGCTAGAAGGAAAGGTTGGCATAAACGCTCATAATAGAATAAGGAATGACCCTTATTCAATGGGCGGCTATTACGACCCTTACGGCCCAGGTTCTAACCTTACTATTGATTTTGCGATCGGTAGCGTAACTGCCAGTTTTGAGGGTCTTGAAGACTACGCAAACACTGTAGGCAGCAACGCCCAAGCAACAATAGACTTGTTTGACGATGCTACGGCTGAGTACGACACATGGGCAGAAGAATGGAATGCCAGAACAGGGTTTGACGCCACAGATATAACAACCTACAACGAACTATGGAATGATGTCGTAACTACCCAAGAAACTTTGGGCTTAGAGTCCGATAATTTCTGGAACGATTTTGATGATGACATAGAAAATATAAACTTAACTGTCGCAGTCGCCATGGATGAAAATTTTGACTCCGACTGGTATTTTGAAAACTACAACATGGCAGAAACAGGGGGTAGTTTTACACGTTCAGAAGCAGCGCAACATTACCTTGCTGTTGGGTCTAAACAAAACTACTTTACCAACCAAGACGCCTATGTGTCGGCTATACAGACTGGAGCAATATCAGCGCTATCAAGCGAGAATACTTTGGGCGGGCAAATACCAGCAGTATATAACCCTAAAGCTGTACCTAAAGTAAGCGACGCTGCATACAACAACCAATCATTTGATTTAGCCCTTCTAGTCAACGGCCTAGGTCTAACTAACAGCGGGTTCGTCACCGACCAAGGTAGTATAGGAGCTACTAACGCGGGGTCTGCCGCTGTCCAAGTAAACCTAAACGTAAACAATGCCGATGTAGCGGCAAACATACTTCGTAGTCTTAATGCGGGGGCTTTTGATTGGAATGTATCGGCGTCTACGGAAGACATAAATTATCTAATAAGTGGTAACGGCGCGCTTAACTACGGTTTGAGGGACATAGATGGTTCTTTAGAAAACTTGGAAAGGACTAAAGACACCCTACAAGCCTTAAATGGTAAGCAAAAACACAACGCAAATGGTTCTATAACTACTTGGAACTTTAGTCCTGATATAGCTTCCATAGACACTTTGTTAGACACGTACACTTCGTTTAATAACGACTCCGCCAAGGACTGGAACAACGCCGACACAGTGTTAGGCGACGGAGTTACTTGGGAAGATGTTATAGACGGCAATACAAAACAAACTTTTGACGTGGCTACAGGCACTTACGTTTTAGAATCTTCAATACCTACCAGTACTATGTGGGACAGTACAACAGGTTCTAAGGATGTAGCAGGTAACTCCCTAGAAAACCAAAGATACACAGACCCTAACGCGTACCTAAGTAATGTTAATTCTCTTTTTAGCGGTGATTTTGGCGCTACCATGGAAGAGATTGTAGTTTACGCGGACTCTAACAACGTTACGTATATACCTAGTGAAGTACGTCAGTTAGCAGCGGCGCGTGCAGAAGCCCTACAAAACGCGAAGGACGATGACTCTCTGTCTGAACCAGAAAGAAGAGAAGCCTTGTTTGGGCTTAACGATGAATACGCCACAGTTCTAAACGCTAGCGCAGCAGTAGTAAAGCAATATGCAGGTTTAAAAGGGTATTGGGAGCGACTGACAACAAGTGAGGGTGGGGCGGTAGACCCTGAACTCATGGCCCGCGCTGAAGCCTTAGAAACTATGGCTACCTCATATACTACGGCGGAGTTAAAAGCCGCTAGAGAAGACATGGATAAGTACATACGGAACTTTGGCGAGTTCTTAAAAGACCCTGCCACGGGAGAGTTTATAGTAGACGGCTCAGGTAATAAAATACGCCGCGATTATTACGTCAACGAAGAAGGTTTAGAAGGCAAAGAATTACTAAGCGCACAAGCAAACAACTCTATGTTAATGGTACTTGGATCATATAGAGCTGCACCTACGTCGTTTATGTATGACATGTTGCTACAAGAGATACTTGAGTCGGCACCCGCCATAGCCGCTGGTACAGCCGCAGGTGCTGTCGTAGGTGCTCAATGGGGCAAGATACTTGGGCTTCCCGGCACTGCGGTGGGTACTGCGGTGGGTGCAGTGGGTGGGTTTGCTTACTCAACTGGCGCAAGAGCATACAACATAGCCAACAACTTAGTGGCGAAAAAAGCGGCGTTAGGGATAGGTGCAGGTGTAGACGTAACGTTTGCCATGGGTGCAGCTTATGAAGGTCAATCAGACCTCGTACGCCAACTAGTTACTCAGCAGTATAAGGCCGTCAAAGAGTTAAGTTTTATAACTGATCCTCCTTCTATGGTTAGGAAGTATTCAGACGAGCAGGTAGCGGAAATAGCCGATAGAAAGGCCGCTACTGCGGGGCTTGAGAGTGCCACACGACAAGGGATCACATTAGCGCTTCTTATGGGCATGGGTAAGCTAGCCGCTGAAGAAGCATTACTTGGCACAAGCACAGGACAAAATAAAGTATTTAACAGTATGTGGGACGCCGCCTCTGACAGGGTAATTGACACCACAACGATAGCGTTAAAAGAAGGTGCCACAGGCGGGGCAGACGAGGGCTTATTAGCGTTAGGCGATAATATATGGATAAACAAAAATGTAGATAAAGACTGGGAAATTAGCCAGTCAGCATTTGATGCTATGTGGGCGGGCATATTTATAGAGGGTACAATCGGCGCGGGTACCTCCCTTGTCGGTGCAGGCTCAGGTATTTATATTAATACCAATTCAGAAGTCAATAAAGATTCAAACGGGCTTAATAACGACTTATCTGGAACTGGCGCGTCTAACGTACTTATGTTTAACCCCCTTGTTAGCAACGCGATGGAACAAATAAAAGAAAAGCAAAAGTTATTAGAGTGGACTGACGAAACAGCTTTAAACGCG